ATTCAAATTGTCATTCAAGAGGTAATTAGAAATGCTTTGACAGAACATAGATTAAAAAAAGAAAAAGAAGTATTGAATGTAATGCAACAACAACAAAGAGAAATGAGAAGTCAGAATAAACAAAGTTTAATATCAACTGCTTTGTCTTTTTTTGGTGGCAGAGCATCAGGTGGAGCAGTATCAAAAGGTAATCCTGTTGTAGTAGGAGAAAAGGGTGCAGAATTATTTATACCAAACTCATCAGGTCAAATAACTCAATCAGCTAGAGGTACATCAGGTGGAGCAGTAAATGTGAACTTTACTATTAACACAATAGATTCAAGAGGATTTGACCAAGCACTTATAGAAAACAGAGGAACAATATCATCTATTATAAATAGTGCTTTGGCTGAAAAAGGTAGAGGAGAGTTAATATAATGGCTGGTGCATTTCCAATATCAACTGCAAAATTTGAAACATTAGGTATCAGATCAACACAAGATACTTTAATATCAAAATCTATATCAGGTAAAAAATTATCAAGACAAGTTGGCAATCAAAGATTTAGTTTTACAGCTAGAATAATTGTAGCAAAAAGATCAGATGTTTATGGAGAACTGATGGCTTTTATTATGAAGCAAAGATCAAGAAAAGAAAACTTTACAATAATTCCACCTGAAATAGAGGATGCTAGAGGTAATGTAAGTGGAACAGTATTAGTCAATGGTGTCCACGCAGTAGGAGATACAACTATTGCAGTTGATGGCATGACAGGAACTTTAAAAGCTGGAGACTACATAAAGTTTGCATCACATAACAAAGTTTATATGGTTGTTGCAGATGTGACAGCAGATGGGTCAAATGAAGCAACACTTACGATTGAGCCACCACTTATAACAGCTTTAACAGATGATTCAGTAGTCACTTATGATAACGTACCTTTTACTGTGCATTTAACAAACGATATGCAAGAATTTGGTGGAGTTGGAGCAGACAAAGATGGTAATGTTTTATATCAATTTGAGTTGGATGTTGAAGAAACTCTTTAATGAAAAAATACAAGATTACACACTTAATTAGTGCAGACTTTGAAGCTACAGCTATTGTCAATGAAGATGAGATTGACGAGAAAACAAACGATTTAAAAGCTTATCAAAAACCTGATAGCAAATTTAATTTTACCATGTTAAAAGGTACAGAAACCATAACTAGAACATATTACGAGGAACATGGCACGAACACTAACGACAGCAGTAAAAAACGAATTACTAACAAATGAAATAGTACCATTTCATTTACTTACTATTGGTTTTTCAACACCTGTAAATCTTACTGATAATAGTTTTGATTTAACTTCATCAATCTCAGGCTCTAGTGTCACTTACACATCATCTCCATTTTTAGTATCTTTGCCATCATTTGAAGAACAAACAGATATTACAAAAGTATCTTTAAATTTGGTATTATCAGGTGCAGATCAGACATTTATATCTACAGTATTGAATGAGAATATAGTCAATGATGCTGTTGAAATTTATAGAGGATTATTAGACTCAAACAATTCTATTATAGCAGACCCAATATTACTATACTCAGGAAACATAGATACATTTGATATTGCTGAGTCAGAAACAGAATCAAGTGTCCAACTTACTGTGGTATCTCATTGGGCAGATTTTGAAAAAAAATCAGGTAGAAAAACAAACAACAGTTCACAACAAAGATTTTTTAGTACAGATGTTGGTATGGATTTTAGTTCACAAACAGTATTAGATATTAAGTGGGGTAGAAAGTAATGACAACATTTGATGAAATCATAAATTTTTACAAATCATTTAATAGATACAAAAACAATACATATGAAGAATTATATTATCATATAGAGCAACCTATAAATCACAATCAATACAAAATATTTAAAGATAAAGAAATATATGGTTTTGTTAATTGGGCTATGGTTGATAAAAAAACAGAAGAACATTTTTTAAAAACAGGAGAAGTTTTAAATTGGTATTGTGGAGATTTAATGATTCATATTGATTTTCTTGCTAATAAAAACATAAGAAAAATATATAAATGGTCAAAAAATAATTTAGCAAAAATTATTGGATTAGGTAATAGCACTAATTGGATAAGATTGAATGAGACAAACAAAATAAGAAATATTGTTAAAAAAAATATTAAGGATAGTTGGTTATGGGTGGAGTAGTAAAAGCAATAGTAGGTGGAGCAAAAGCAGTAGCTAAAGTTGTAAGAATTGGTAAATTTTTAAGTAGTATAAATCCATTTGTAGCTTTAGGTGTTTTTGCTGTTGGTTGGTTGTTTATGCGATCTATGAAACCACCTGAAGTGCCTGATTTTGGCACTAATGATTTTGAAGAACAAGAAAGAGGAATATTACTTAACAAACAATCAAACAATGCAAACATACCTGTAATCTATGGAGAAAGACTTGTTGGTGGAACAAGAGTATTTATAGAAACATCAGGTACAGATAATGAGTTTTTATATGTTGCTTTAGTATTGTCAGAGGGAGAAATAAACTCAATAGAAGAAATAAGAGTTGATGATAAAGTAGTGACTTTTGATGGAGCATTATCAGATAACACACAAAGAAGTGTTGCAAGTTCAGATTCTAATTTTTTTAAAGCAGACCCAAATGTAGAGGGGTCATCAGCAGAAAGTACAATTACAATAGAGCCACACTTTGGAAGTGATGGACAAAGTGCATCTTCATTATTATCACAGTTATCATCTTGGGGAAGCAATCACAAACTATCAGGTCTTTGTTATCTTGCATTAAAATTTAAGTGGAATCCTGATGTATTTGGTGGAATACCTGTAGTACAAGCAAAAGTAAAAGGAAGAAAAGTAGTCACATTAGCTTCTAATTTATCTGAACAAACTGCTTCATTTTCTACAAATCCAGCTTTTTGTTTATTAGATTATTTAAGAAATGAAAGATATGGAAAAGGTCTAGCCACATCAAGTTTAGATTTACAAAGTTTCTATGATGCTTCACAAGTTTGCGTCACACAAGTCACACCATTTTCAGGTGGTAGTAATATAAATATTTTTGACACTAATGCTGTAATAGATACATCAAGAAAAGTTATTGATAATGTAAGAGAACTTGTAAAAGGAATGAGAGGTTATCTTCCATATGTTCAAGGTAAATATAAGTTAGTTATTGAGACAACAGGCACAGCTTCAGTATCACTTACAGAAGATGATATTATTGGTGGATATAATTTAGCATCTCCATCTAAAAATTCTAAATACAACAGAGTTATTTGTTCATTTGTTAATCCTGATAGGAACTATCAAGTAGATGAAGTTCAGTACCCAGCAATAGATGATAGTGGATATGCAACAGCAGATAAACACGCAACGATGAAAACAGCAGATGGTGGATTTTTATTAGAGGGTAGATTTGATTTCAAAACAATAACTTCTCCATACCAAGCTGAAGAAATGGCTGAAATTATTTTAAGAAGATCAAGAGAAAGTTTAGGTTTAAGTATTACTTGTGGATTTAGAGCATACGAACTTCACATAGGAGATATTGTAAATATTACTTTATCAAGTGTTGGATTTACCACAAAAGCTTTTAGAGTTTTATCAATGACATTTAATGAAGATTATACAATATCTTTACAATTAGTAGAGCATCAAGATAGCTTTTACACATTTGCAACAAAAGGTCAGGTAGCAAGTACACCAGCAACTACTTTACCAAATCCTTTTACTATTCAACCACCAGCGAGTTTAACATTATCAGATGAAATGATTGAATATGCAGATGGTGTTGTACTAACTAGATTGAATATAGTCATATCTCCAAGCACAGATAAATTTGTTCAATTTTATCAAGTAGAAGCAAAACAAAGCACAGAGTCTAATTTTAAAATAATATCAAATGGTACACAGTTAAGACATGAATTGTTAAATGCTGTAGATGATGTAACTTACGATGTAAGAGTAAAAGCTATAAATAGTTTTGGTGTATCTTCAACTTTTGTATCTGCTTCAAGAAAAATTATTGGTGCAACAGAAATACCAAACGATGTAGATGACTTGTCTGTATCTATGGTCGGCTCAAATCAAATGGAGTTATCTTGGACACCTGTAACAGACTTAGATATATCTTGGTATGAAATAAGGTTTCAAGATGTAACAAGTGGTGCAACTTGGAACGAAAGCACACCTATTGCAAAAGTAGTTAGAAGAAAATCAAATAGTTTAGTTGTAAATGCACAGGTTGGCAGTTATTGTATAAAAGCAGTAGATAAATTAGGTAATAGTTCAGCAAATGCCTCTATTGTATCAACAAACATTTCAGGATTACAAAATTTCCAAAATGTTTTAACTTTGAGTGAATAATGGCAGATTTTTTAGGAACAAGAGATAGTAATGTTGCAATATCAGAAGATAATGTTGGTAGAAAAGTATTGATATTAGATACAATAACACAATTTGACAGCACAGTAGGAAATTTTGAGTCTCCTGAGGGTTTATTTGATTTAGGTGGAACAGACTCAACGTCAAATCCAACAAATTTTAATGGTAATATACAATCATCAGGATTTTATACATTTAATAATACACTTTCATTAGATCAAATTTACGACACTAATTTAGGTGTTGTTATAGGTATGAGTTCTGAAGATGAATACGATTTATTTGATTCA